ACGGAGTGAGGTGCGCCTGCGGCACTCGCTCCGTGAGAAAAGCTTGTTGAAGGCTTATCTCGGTTATCGAACATCCTTTACAGGATGTCCGTCCAACCCCGACTTAGCCGAACGCCTCGGGATGGGGCGCGGGCTGGGTCGCACGATCGTCCAGTCCTTTCGAGACTGGTTAGACTCGTAAGTACATGATTCCAATCATGTCGGAAGTGACTTTTCACTTCGCGGAGTCTAATAACACGGGTCACGTACTTCTGATAGGGACGACTCCAATAGGCGTCGTGCCACACAGAAGCTAGTGAGTCCGTATACTCGGCAATCCCACCATGATCTGGGTTGTTAGTACAGGATAAAACCTGTCTATACTGACCCTTCATGATTGATCGCAGAATCGAGTAAGCAACGATCGAGCTCTCCAGGTATCCGTTCCGTCGCAAGTTCATTGCGATAGAAGAGAGTGCCTGGAGTCCAGTTAGTGAAGACGGATCATAGGTGGTCTTCCAACGAACCGGAGTGACATTGATGCCATCAAAGGCATCAGTGCCACACGATTCACGAAAAGCTCCTCTGTAGAAGCTCTTCGCGCGGTTAACCACGAGCCCAAAGCGTTCAAGCGCCTCCATAATAAGAGGAGCCTGTTCGCTAGGGACTATGATATCATCTCCGAACACAAGGAGATGATCAGCAGAGCTGAACGTCTCCATGGTTGCCACACAAACAGCCCAGAACACTAGGCTCTGAACGGGAAACGTTGTTGCGTTACCCATAGGAGCATAGCAACTGATAGGTACCCTAGCATTAAGCAAGGGAATATCAGCGTACTGGGCGCGACACGATCCAAACCACCGATAATGTTGACCGAACAGATACTCGACAAGACAGTCGCTTAAACGATCTGAGGCCTCTTTGAGGTCTAGAGTCGCAAAACGGCGATCTTTGCTGGCCTGTAAAGCCAGCGTCGCGTTAGGTGTCTGATCATCAAAATGGACATGGTTTTTGGGCCATGGCCACGGTGGACTGTTACGCCTATTGATGGAGGACTCAAGCTTATCGCGCAAACCTTCCTGAATCCAAACGGCTTCAGAAGGGTGAACGCAAATGAGCCGAGGCCCTCTAGCATCTTTAGGAACGCATGTAAGACGAGCCACAATATCATCAGATATAGTCTCCGAATCCAATGGATGATCCATCCAATGGTCAGGATTCTGTAAATAATGATACCGACAATAAGGATAAACAGTATCGATGGAATGAAACCATCGAGACCATAAACCTTTATTGAAGGACTTGTCATACACAGCTCCTGGACCATGATAGGGAACTATCCGTTTCCAATCAAGGTTTCCAAGAGTTGCAGTACAATGGGTTTTAGCACGTGCGAGTACATCTCTCCAAGGCCCAGATAGCGAATCGCTAAAAGGACTAAAGAGAGACACACTAGCTTGCGTGCGAACCCACTGCTTCGCGAACGTTTTATTGGTCTTCGTGTCATGTCTGTGTTCGGCTTTATAGCAGAACAGCAGGAGTTGCCTTAAGAACCTTAAATCCGAAGGATCTCTCCTAAGGATAAAACGGTCTCTTAAGGGTACTAACCAGCTCGGCCAGCGATCCGTAAAGACGGAGCCTGACTCGATATTGGCAAGTATCTCCTTCTCCAGCTGCGGCGCATCGTTAATGCACCATGTGAGACCTTCATAAGCAGAGCGCGATATGGATCGAACTCCGCTAAGACGGCCGACATCAGCTAGCAGGCCTATGTATGTTTGCTCTATAGCATGCATATGTAGTTTACACTATAGCCAGGTTCTGCATCCGACCAGAAACCAACATCCGAGAAGAGACCCTGATGGGGAGTCTTGCTATTGCAAGTCGCCCTACCGGCGTCAAAACAAGGATGAAGGCCTCAACTGCGGCATGAGCCCGGTGTTTAGTTTAACTTTCGTTATTCAAAACACCGGCAATCAGGTCCGCATCAGCGACCGCAGCCTTGAACGTAGTGACCACATCGGTCACCTGCGTCGAGGTAGCGGAAGCGGGGACTTCGGCAACGAGATACATGGATGTCGTATAAGACACCCCTGTAGTCGAGTCGATGTCCACGCGATCCACGCGGACAAGATAGCGTTTCATCGCCATCTTGTTTTTCGCTTGGACGGCGTCCTGTCGTTTGATTGACAGAACGTCGGGGGTATTGATACCCCGAGTCGTTGAGCGTCGTTCCGAGCCATCTTGGTTATCCCAAGATTTCTTGAAAACGATCGTGTTGAACGTCAGATCTGCAGTCATATGGCGTAGTGTAGTATGTGCTGTTTCTCTAACAGACGTTTCGCGTCAACTTTTAAGACGTTGACGAGCAAGTGCCAGTGTTAACAGCATTTGCTTATTTCCGAAACGGTTGGACGGTCCAACATAGTTGGATCGACCTAGAGGCCAGCGCTCATAGTATGAATAACTAGTAGTGGCCTTGCGTCCAGCAACCTTTAAGTTGCCGGTCCCGTAGCCATAGACGTCTCTAAAGACATCGATCTCACCTTGCCATTTTCGACTTTTAGTAATCGAAATGGTTTGAATGGGATCCAAGCCCAAAGAATCGTCTATAAGCTGCAGGAGGCCACTCGTATCGACAAACCAGTCAACGATGAAAGAGTATGGGATTAACTCCCATGCAATCTCAGCGAGATCTGTAAAGCCCAGTTTCAATGCAAGAAACTGGACTTTGTCAACAAACGTATCCGCAAGGAAACGTTTGTAACGATACGTCAGAGTGTACCGTTGCTGCGCCGGGAACGTAACACGAAGTTGCGTCCTCGTAACAGTACCGGATCCACTCGTCACAGCCGACCAAGGCATAGGAGCACTTAACACAATGCTCTTATGTTGGTTGGAATCCGTGGCGAACCTACGGAAGTCATTGGCTATCTTATTAAGATAGTTCTTTGACTTCTTTAAGTCGCTCAGCAACGGGGCGATACCAAATTGGTATGCCAAGTATGCTGAGGCGAAACGTCGAGAGGCACGACGCAGACCCTTGAGAGCCTTCTGAAAGCCCTTCCAAGCGTAAGCCGTTCTTTCGAGCGGTAATACGTTGGCAAGGCCTCGGAAGGAGTCAGGGATCTGGTCAGCTTCGACGAGGTTTACCATACCTTCCACCACGGGACGACGAGCAAGTGTGTACAAATTTTGTACATACATGCTGTCGTTACACTTAGGCCAGTCGACTACGATGGTATCAACCCACCCTTCGGGTGTGAAGAAACCAGGGTAGCCCATCTCATAACTGAATATGCTCTTTGATGCAATCGTAGAGCTATACACAGTGTATGAGTCGGTCGTGTTATTAAGACCGCCTGGATGAGCGTACGGAAGATTGACATTAATGTCAGTCCTCGCCCGAACATGTCTAACGTGGCGGGTCGCAAGAAGCGGCCCTACCTCGTCAGACATGATTTCGTACCCAGTGGAATCCCAAGAGGATCCAAAGGGTATATAAGTCGAGCCGACTTCAGAAGACGGACTCGACTGAGGTCTGTAGTGAGTGTACGAATAGTTATTCGGACTACCCGATACATAACCTGATGTTAGGTCTTTTGAACGGATTCTATCCATAGAAAGAAGCGC